CCTATTAAGTTCCCCAACGAGCCTTAACCGTGCAATCCTGAACATTCTTTCGCTTTACACTGCTTACCCGGCGTTACCCTGGCACACCCGGCGGCGTTTTAACTTTAACCACCGGGCGTGTCGTGTGGGGTGTGGGCTGATTGTTAGTTTTGGTATGCTGTCGTTTTAACTTCTTCAGTGTTAAAGCTGAATGTTTCGCCGCTATACGTTGTTATTAAAATCTGTTTAGCAACTTCACATTCCATAACGTTACCAACCTGTTTAATTTCTGCTATTTTCTTGATTGTCTTTTTTGAATAAACAAATACTTTCATAACTTTAACCGCCTTTCTTTTGATACATTAAGTATAGCACGAAAGACAGTTAAAGTTAAGCATTATTTTAGTTAACCGTGATAATCACTAAATCCGGCGGCGTAGTCCTCAACACCGCTACGGTGTTCAATTTTAGTTACACGGTCGTAACTTTTAAATTCCGTTACACTTGAGCCGCGGTTAATCGATCGCTCTTTAGCCTCTTCAATTATTCTATAATTGTCAAATAAATCACCCATTGTTAAACCTCCTTTAAACGCCAACATAGTTTCCATTTTCATAACTAATATAAATATGTGTTACATTGGGTGCAAATGTGCCACTAGATTTACCGTTTATAGTATTTTTTGTACTAGTCCATGGTACTTCAACATTAGCCCTGTTAATAAGTACAAATATTTGTCCTCTTTTAGCAAAATTAATGTCAATATTGAGCGTTCCACTCTCATAACCATTTACAACAAAGAAAGGCGTTGTAACATTAGTGTTATTTATAATATAGTTAATGTTAGGTAATTCAATATTAGGCAATCCCGTTGTAAAAAATGAGTTATTGTTATCAAAAGTTCTTAATCTGTTAAACTTACCATTAAAGAACCCGTAAGAATCCCATTCAATTTCAAACGGTGTAGGGTCTGGACATAATACTTCATCAACTTTACTTTGATAACCCCTTATCAAGAACGTTGTAAAAGTTACACCTTCAAAACTTGATGTAAATTTAGTACCAACAAGCCAACAAAAAGCATAAATAGTATTAACAGGGTTTCCAAACTTGACAGCCCCTTTCCATTCCGGGTATTCGTGGGAGGGGTCGCCAACTTGCATACCTAACGAAACGTTGTTTAACGAACAGTTATTTGCATTTATAAAAATATCACATTCACCAAATGAACCATAGATATAACTGTTACTAAGGTTAAATAATATAGAATCAACTTCAATAGGTAAATAAGCACCTTCAATATGACAGTTACTAATATTCATCATACCCGCATTACTTTTGCATAATAATGAGAAATAAGGTTTAGTCGGTCCGTATAAACTGCTAAAATGTGAATTAACAATTTTTGCATTTCCGTGGTCGAAAACCACATTTGAATATTTGTTTTTATAGTTGGTATCTGACTGCCCGTTAGTGTGAACAGAACAAGCTATAATGTTATAATCAAAAAGGTAATCAGAATTTATACCATCTTTCCCGTTAAGGTTGATTGAACAGTTTTCAATTATGGTTTCATACCATAAATCAGGCTCCTCTTTAACTGTATAATTAGGCACGTTTCTAATCATTAAACCATATTCAGGAAAATTACTGATAGTAACGTCATATAACTTAAAGTTATTACCGTAAATTTTCAGACCGCTTCCAACCGTTTTTCCTGATTTAATATAATCATAAACATTACTATAAAAACCACCTTTTAAAGTTATGTTAGATAATTGAATAAATAAGTTGAAACCTCCCGGCGGGTTTTCCATATTCTTATCATAATCAATGGTTTTAATAAGGTCAATTTCACCTATTGGGGTTAAAATACTATTTTGACCACAACCAACTAAAACCGTATGTTTCGGTAATATAATGGTTTGTGAAACTGCATAAGTACCAGAGGGAACAAAAATAATTTTACCAATATTAGATGAAATACAACTTTGAATAGCGTTATAATCATCATTAACACCATCACCTAAAGCACCATAATTTTTTACGTTTATAATTTCGTTATAAATATTAGGTGTATTTTTATTTTCTACAAGTACCTTATAAATGTTGTCTTTCGGGTCTGTGAATGGAATTGTATCAAATGCAACACCAGAAGTAGGCTTATAATACCCTAACGGTTCGTTAGTAGTAATTGTAGTTTTCTTTCCAGTTATGTTATTAATTCCTTTTACGTTAGTAACCATATCATTATCAACATTTATATTATTTGAATCAACCGTTTCGTTATTAGCCCCTTTTACTATAACATTTCTAACGCCGTCAACCTGTTCCGTTAAGTCCTGTTTAGCATGGTTAGTAATGTTTTCGGCTGTGTTGGAAATATCCCGGGCGGTTACGGTTTTATCACCGTCAATGATTTCCGTGCTGTTAGTCGCTTTCACAACCTTATCACCCGTGATTGTTTCGTTTTTAGAACCTGAATTTTCAGTATTAACGCCGCTTACGTTTACGGTTTTAGTGCCTAACGTTTCACGTGAAACATTAGCGTTAAAGTCCTTTTCAGTAGTTACGGTTTCGGTTGACTTGTTGGAATTAGTAACCTTATCAGCCCTTACGGTTTCGGTGTAATTCTGAGAACTTACAACCTTGTCACCTGATACGGTTTCGGTTGCGTTGCCCTCTGTATTTTCAACTAGGTTACCCCCGGTCGTTTCGTTCCGGTTTCCGGTCGTGTTTTCCGTTCTAACGCCGTTAGCCGTTTCTGTAATATCATGCGCTGTTACACCCTTGTTACCCGTGATAGTTTCCGTAACGTTGCCGCCAATAATAGCCGTTTTACTTCCGGTAAGTTTTTCAACTTCGGAATCCGTGTAAACGGTAACACTATTGTTAACGCCGTTATCAACAAACGGGGTTAAACTCTGTTCATTCCATATTTTAACAACGTTGTTGTTACCGTTGATTAAAACACCGTTAGGGCTTGCGCCGTAACATTTCACCTGTTCAAGAATGGATTTAGAAACGTCCATAATAACAAAGTTCTTACCGACAAGCGTTGAAACGGTTTTAAAGATAAGGTTGTTACCCTGAACAATGCCGCCGCCTTTTAATACAAGCGCATTTTCTACGGCGTGTCTGAAAATAACGTCATTTAATTGTAAGTCGTCGTTAACGGTAATATTTAAAAGGTCGTAACCGTCAGTTAACAAACAGTTTGTAATGATAGCAGAGTTAACGGAAATAGTAAATAAGTTAACGTTGTTAACCTGAATATCCATGTTGCCGTCAAACCCTAACCCGCTTAACGTGAGTTCGTCAACGTCACCTGTTAACATAGCCGTTGTTGCTCCACCTTTCATAACAAGCCGGGTTGTATATCTATCATGACCGAAAAGGGTAGCTTTGTTACGCAAGGTTAAAGGCTGTGTAAGATACGAACCGGACGGGAAGTATACTGACATACCGCCATTGTTAAATGCATAGTCAATACAACCCTGTATAGCTTCTGTGTCGTCTGCCGAACCGTCACCCGTTGCGGGTGTTAAGTTTGCGGGCGGGAACTTGACGTTGAGCATGTAGTTAGCCAAAACTTCAGCTAACACTTTTTCAATTTCACCGCTTGAAATATATTCTTTGATTAACTCCATGATATAATCAGGCATTTTGTTGTTGTTTTCAATAAGTTCGTTAAGCCGTTTTGTAACACGTCCTAACAACTCCATGTATGATAAACTGTCGTCATATACAAGCGGTAAAATGTGCTGAACCCAATAACATAAAGGCTTAACCTCGGTAAAATTACCAATCATTTTTAATTCCTCCTTACCATAAGTTCATGAATAGGTCGTTAAGTTCATTTATAACTTGCATATCTATGTTAAGGAATGTTTCTCTAAATTCCATTAACATTTTAGAATAGGAAACGCCGCCGTTTTTTCCCTTAACGTGTTCTAAATAATCGTCAAGGCTGTTAACGTCCTTGTTAGCTGTTTGCGTTGCGTTCCGGTTTTCTGTGTCAAGGCTTGTAACCTTGCCTGTATCTGTTGTGTCCTCTGTTGACTTTACGTTTTGCGTTCCGGTCGTATCTTCCGACATTGAACCGCTTTTAGTTGTTTCGGTTGTGGTATTTGTTTCGGTTTCGCTGTCGCTTGTTGTTTTTCCTGTGCTGTCGTCATTACCTGAAACGGTAACTTTACCTGTTTTGTTGTCCGTATCGCTAATCATGCGGGCGTTAGTTAAATAGGTGTCGTTTTGAACGTTCTGTAATGAGCCTTGCGGGGTGTCACTGTATTTGTCATAGTGTGTCTTAGTATCGCTTGCGGTTTCGTTACTTGTACTTCCGGTTGTGTTGTGTAACTCTGTGTCGCTTGTGTTGTTCTGCGTAACGTTTCCGTTTTCTTCTGTGTCAATACTTTCCCGGTTTGTTCCCTCACGTGTTACGCTTTCCGTGGTGTCAATATTTCCCGTTTTCTTTCCGGTCGCTGTTGTGTCTACTGTTCCGTTTTTGGTTGCGTCCGCTGTTTCCGTTCCGGTTTGTTTAGTTTCCTCTGTTCGGTTTAACGTATGGTCACGGGTTAAGTCTACGTCATACAATGGGTTAAATTCTATTAACTCACTTTTGTATAGCTGATTATAAAACGGCATTATTTCATTAAGTTTAGTATCAAGCTTTAACTTCCATAAACCAACCGTTTCTAATCCAATTTCACGGGTGTAAAAATGCTTTAATATTTTTGTTTCAAGTAATGGGCGGTATGTTTCATCAAAGATAGGAAAATCAAAGTCAAACACTGACGGTAACGCCGCTTTAATAATCTGGTTAACCGATAAGTAACCCTCGGAAGTATCAAGCCCCGCCGCCGTTTCACAAATAAAGCGAACTTCTGTTGTATACTTACTCATAGCTTGTTACCTCCTTTTCTTCCGTTTCGTTATCCTCCTTAAACATTTCTTTTACTTCTTCCCTAAAATCAACTTCAATATTAAGACCGAACATTTTGTTGATTTGGTCTGCCGCTTTTCTTCTTGCGTTAAGTCTACAAAAACGTTGCGCCGCAACACCACCTAAATTGCTGTTAACTTCATCACTTACAAGACGTTCTTTCTTTTCTGTGTTGCTGTTCTCAATACCTAAGTAAGTTAACGCTTCGTTCCATATCTGCCTTTTAAGTATGTTTAACTTGTCGGCAACATAGGGAGCATCAGTTTTTAAAACCTTTATGCCGTCCATGTCAAGCTGTTTGTCCCCAAAAATAAAGGGTTCGTTTCCGTCATACTGCATATAAAGGTTTTTCATGGTTAACCGTTGGTTTTCGGTTGCCCTGATTAGAACCGGGGTTTTCTGTGCCTTAACGTTAACGTCTATTGTTCGTTCAATTTCGTACAATCTACGGGCGTACATTTCAATATTAAGCATACTGTTAGTATGCGTGTAGTTGTTGAATATGATAACGCTGTTCTGATTGTTAAGGCGCATTTGATAACCGTTTGTTGCGTACGCTGTGCGGTCAATCGGGATTCTGTAAACGTCAAGTTCGCCGCCTATCATACATTGTAAACACAAATAACCTAACCCGCCGTCGTCCTGAAAGAAAACCGCCATACCGTCGGAAAATAACGTTAATTCTAAAAAACGTTCGTCCACGGTGTCGGGTAAATTCTTCCATTCGTACATATTTATAGCAAGTTCTAACAAACGGTTATAATACTGTAAATATGTGCGGTTGTTTAACAATGCGCTTTCCCATTTTTCACGCTTGCCCTTTCCCATGTTTTAACCTCCTTTCTATGCACTCGGTCTATTGTCTAACGCATAGTTACCAACCTCGTCGCCGTTGCGCCAAAACGTCACACCGTTGTCATAAATTTGTCTTAACCTTGCCATATCATCAGCCGGAACAGAACCCGTTAAGGAAACATTTACAGTTTTAACATAGTTCCAATGCGGACGGATAGCCCTATTAGGTATTTTAACCCTATGCGTTGCGTACCCGTAAGCGTTGAAATAGTCGTCAATAATGCGGGCGAACTCTGCCCGGATATGGGCATAGTAAAATTGAAAGCCTTTTATTTGATTAGCCATGTTAATAATGGAACCACCGCCGCCCCTTGCGTGTGGCGGCAATGTGCTTTTATCGCTTACACTTGCGACAAGACTACCTATCTGCTGAATACCGTTTAAGGTCATTCCCGCTCCTAACATTCCACCGCTTGCATACATAGCCGCCGCACCCGCCGCCGTTGTCCCGATTGCGTTTATTGCGTTTAATGCTAACTTATTTTGATTCTGTGCAACCCACGCTTTAAACGTATCAACTGTGTAGGCGCATTGGGGGAAATTCCCTATTGTTAACTTTTCGTTGTAATTCTTTGCAACACCTTTGTAGTTAAGCGGAATAAGCATACATTCAGGAGTGCAACACATAGCCCCGCTAACATTAAAGTTACATTTTTCACTATTGAAATACTCAAAAGCGTAATTAGCAACGTTACCCTCATTGTTTGTAACATAAAGCAAATTATAAGGGTAAGTGAATAATTTGTTGTTCTTCGGTTTGTAGCCGTCAATATCTGACAAGTGTTTATCCCTTTCAATGTCAAATACTTCCGGCATGGAAGATTGATAATCTGCGGTAAACGCAATAGGTAACATGAATATAGAAACAATCCCATCTGCCTTGTTCTGTTCGGTCGCATCGGCTATGAAACTTGCCGCACTCTGCCACGAACTAAACACGTTGTAATGCAAGCCGGAAAATACACCGCCATACATTCCCCCGGTTGCGTCGTCCATGTTTTCGTCAAAGGTTGCCGCTATTACAATCTGATAAAGATTGAATAAACTTGTTAACCCTAAATCCTTATAAATATAGTCGCCTATTTCCAGATTTTCAGGCACAAGGTTATCACCGATTTTATCGGTAGCACTCATTTCACGTTCAACGAAAGACATTTTAACGTCATAGTCAAAGTGCCATGTTTGCATAACGTCTATTTCAAAACTTACCTCTGACGTTTCGTTATTGACATATTCAACGCCCGTTACAAACGCATAAAACCACTTGTTCCCGTATGCGGTGTTTTGAAACATAAGATAGTTGCAATCATATAAATCATCAGCTTTTCGCCCTATTCTTAACGTTCCTTTTTGTACCCGCTGATAAGATTGTGCCGCAAACGTGTATTTTGTTTTTCCTGAAAAATAAGACGTTTGGTTAGCAGCATCAGCAAAATATATAGTATTTCTATACGTGTTATCTAACGGAACGTCTTTTAACATTCTTATAGTTGTGTTAGGTGCTATATACACGTCTTAACCTCCTTAATGTTTCACGTGAAACATTGTGTTAATGTTTCACGTGAAACGTTGTCATGTTAGGCGGGAACTGTAATAGTGGCGGTTCCCGTTTTGGATTCGTTAAACGTACTTGTAGCGGTAACCGTTAACGTTCCTTCGGTTTCCTCTGGACTAACGGTTAACAAGCCATTAGAGGAAACGGTGGAAAGTTCACTGTCAACACTCCATACAACCGATTTAGGAGCGAAACTTTCGGCAACGACAACGGCGTTAAGCTGTAACATATTGCCTTTGTTTACGGTTGCGGTTTTAGGGCTAACAGTAACGGAAGTTACGGACGGCGTACCCGGCACAAAGATTTCAGCGTTTGCAAACGGCGATGTAGAAAATGTTTTCCATGCATGATACCAATATTGCCAGTATAACCCCTCTCCGTTGTAGTCCTCTGTAAACTTATACAGATTGTCGAAAATCATAAAATAGTCACGGTCTACGATAATAGCCGGAACCTGTGCAAGTGCGGCTTTTTCTTCGGAAGTTAATGGGACATATCCGGCGTTAGGGTCGTCGGCAAAAAGCTGTGTCATACGTGCGTCGTCTATTTTGTCGAAACCATCAATCTGAACACGGTTGCCCATGAACTCCGCTTTATCCATATTGAACGCCGCCGCTAAAACGTTAACGTCCATGATTGCGTCAAAACGGGCGGTAGTAATAATAAACTGGTCTTTCTTATCGGTGAAAGTGCTAACGCCCGCAAGGTTATAATCAGTTGACATATAGACAAGGTTGTTACTTGCCGCCTTAACCTCTGTAACGATGTCCTCTGCGTTTTCCTTGCTAATCTGCGGAACGGTAACCGGGTACAAATAACCGTTAAGAATGTTCCGGGCTAACATATACTTTATTACCTGAAATTCATCATAGTTATGTGCGGTATACATTGTGTCAACGGTTTTAGCAATAAGGTATGTAATACCTTGCCATGAAAGAAACGCCTGTCTTAACTGGTCGTTGTTGATTGTAGCCTTGTAGAACTTCTGATAGTTCATAGTATGGAACGCCGCCCGAACGTCGGGAATCTCACGTTTCATAAATTCCGTTTCGGCTTTCTCCGGGTTAAATGTGTGAGCCTTTGCAATGTTAACAAACACTTCTTCGACGGTTTCGCCTAATTCCATTAACCCTTTTTTGAAAGGCGCCCACGGGTTATAATACATTTTACTTGTAATGATAACGCGCCCGATACGGTTATACAGAGCGGATAAAAATTCGTTCTGTAACGGCTCGTATTCCATCATTACATTGCCAATCTGTCTAATACTGCCCGTATTAGCTTTAGCGGTTGGAATCATTTGTTTGTAATACGGCGTTGCACTGTTTCTAATGCTGTTAAGAATTTCAACCGAACTTGCGGTTAATTCGACGTTTTTAGGTTTAATAGCCACTGTTATCCTCCTTTTCTGTGAAAAGCTCGTCAAAGTCTTTAACTTCGCTTTCGTCCTTTAAATCTTCCTCGTTGTCGTCCTTTACGTCCTCCGGGGTTGTTTCCTCGTTGTCAACTTTCTGAAAAAAGCGGTCACGGTAACGTTTGCGCCACTGTGCGTCTAATTCATCATACTTACTTTTCCAATCTTCCCCGGTGCGGGTTTCGTAGTCCTTGAAAGTATCGTCAATATCTTCGATAATCGTTAATGCGTCGTCGCTTGTGTCGTCACCCAAACGGGAACGAATAGCGGCTAAAATTTCATCACGTGTTCTTACTGCCATGTTTAAAACTCCTTTCTATGTTTCACGTGAAACATTAGTATTTCTTTAAGGCGAACCAGATAGGCATAGACGGTTTCCAATCGGGCTCAGGGTTCGGGTTCGGTGGTGGCACGGGTGAACCCTCCCACCAATCAAACCAATAACGGGCGTACCGTTGGCGGTCGGGTTGGTCGATTTTTCCAGGGCGTTCAAAGTTCTTTAAAAAACAATCAGCTAAATATTCCGGCGTTTGTGTGCTAACCTTAAATTCCCCGAACGTTTCCGGGTATTGGGTTGTAGGAATCCACTGTCCAACACTTGCGGTAACCGTATCAAGCCATATTAACTGTGCATCGCCGTCGTCGTTTGCGTAGCCATTCGCCGCCGCCCAATCGGTAAAGTTTGTAGAGGGTGTCCACTGTACCAACCCCCAACCTAACGACGGGTTAGGGTTTAGATTCTGCCATATTCCGGGATTAATTGTGCTTTCTTTATGCATATTCCCCAACATACCCGCAATAGCGTTTTTAGTCCAACCCTTTAAAAGCAACGTGTTAAAAATAATTTGTGCGTTGTTCTGCATTTCCCCGATGGATAAATAACGGTTGCCCTTAATCCAATTTGTTTTAGCACCGCCGCCATACCTCCACAATTCAAGCCAACTTGACGCACTGGACGGGTTAGAGTTAATAGAAACTTGCTGTTCAAGTGGAACCTTACTTGAATGTGCGCCCATTGTGTGGTTACTGTCAAACGCCATTTCTGTATGACCTGTTCGTATTAACACGTCGCCGGGTTTCCACGGTTGAGTCGGCCACATTTTGATAAATCCTAACAAGCGTAAAGCATTAGCCATAGTCCCGGTTGTGAAACTCCACGTTGAACCCCCGTTAGCCTTAACCACGTCGAACCCGCCCGCCTTTAACGCAAACCATATAAATGATGAACAATCATAATATGTAATGCCGTTAACAGTCTTTTCCATGCGATTCGCCTGACTATAACCAATGTTGGGGGCGTTACACTTTTCAATAGACCATTCGTATGCTGTCTGAATACTTGCCATGTGTTAACCTCCGTACTTGTTTAAAATAGGTAGCAACTCATTAACACAAGACTGAACCGTGACGGGATTGTACCCCGCTTTCGCTAATTTCTGTTTGCGGTCGTCGCCGTTTCCAAATTGTCCCGCAATCACAAGTAATGCTACCGATACAGTATCAGGCAAGTTAATAGCCGTAACTGTCATGTTTATCCCTCCTTGTCTAACCTTTCCGTTAGCTTTAATAAAGCACTTGTATTATTGTTAAGTGCTTCGCTCATTTTGTTCATTTCCTCTTTGTGCTGTTCTTCGCTTTTAACCATGCGCCAAAACAACGCCCCACAAGCCACGATTGGAAAACCTAAACTACCTACAAGCTGAATCAATGAGTTAACGTCCATTGCCTAACTTCCTTTCATTACCTTATTATATAGTATAACACACTCCCGTTTATAAAGAAATATTTTTGCAGAAAATCGAAATAAACGCTTGTATTTTCTCCCAACTTATGATATACTAAATGTAAGTCAAGAAAGGAGGTTGACCTGGTTAAGAATGACAATAAAACAGTTAGTTAAAGAAAAGGAGAAAAGACAATGGCAAGAGCGGATTTTTCAAGGAGTGTTATTATAAGCACAATTAAGGTTGCTACGGTTAAGGTTGTAGACAGCAAGGTAGAAACAAAAGAGTTAGCCCCGATTGTTCACGTTGGAACGTCAGCGGTTAAGGGCGACAAAGCTACAAAGTTAGCAAAGGCGACATACAAAGCGGAGCCGTCCGTTGTGGTTTTAGGAATCGACGTTAAAAAAGAGGTCAGAGGAATGAATTTTGAAACCTTTATGAAGTACAGTACCCCGGTAGAACGTCCGGCAAGTCAGAAGAAACCGAAAGATAAGGAAGCGGCAAGAAAGTAAAAATTTCAATTAAGATTAGCTGACCTAACGGCTTGACGGGGAGAAAGCGAGAAAACAACATGAAAAAGAACGAATTTAACCCGGTAGCAGAGAACAACACCCCTTTCACAAACGAGGAATACACCGCTAACGAAAGTACGGCGGTTGCACCTGTTAGCATGGACGACAACAACCACTTTATTGCAGACCTTACAAGTAGACAGACAACTTTCTGTTCACTGGTTGCAACTACCCCGGCTGAAAAGGCTATGTTGTTTAAGGCAATGAACAACCCGGAAAAGCGTGTTGGTGATTGTATCAATATGACTATTAACGCTAAAGATCTGTTCTGTGAGGTTGTTAATTGTATCAATCAGCAGACAGGAGAAGTTCAGGTTTGCCCTCGTATCGTTATTATCGACGACAAGGGCGTAGGTTATCAGGCTGTTTCTTTAGGCGTTTACAGTGCGATTAAGAAAATCATTCAGGTGTTCGGCGAGCCGTCATGGAAAACCCCGTTACCGCTTGTTGTTAAGCAGATTACTAAAGGCGACCGCAAACTTTTAACTTTCGACGTTGATTTTAAATAAGAAAGGAGAACGGGCGGGCGGTTATCATTAACCGCCCGCCTTATTTTAATATGATGACACGAAACGGGATTGTATATAAATTAGAACTTTCCCCGTACACGATTACTATTGAAGAAACAACGTTTTGTTTTTCATCAAAAAACCACCTTGAAAAGTTCATGGAAAAGTTAACAGAGAACCGGGAACTAATCGGGTATTCATTAAGTAAGCGTTTCGGGTTTAGCATTAACATTAAACTATTAGCCGATATTGTTCTATATTCTAAAGTAGAAACAAGGGGCTTTTTAATCATTCGCAAGGGGGTTACTTACCTATGCAAAAAAGATATAATATTAAGTGGCGGGAAAGTGACGAAAAAGAATTAGCGAAAGCAGTTCGCAAATTCAACGCTAAACGCACACGGTTATTAAAGCAGGTTCCCGAATTAAAAGAATTTTTACCCGCTAAAATTTCAACTAAAGAAATACGGGAACGAGTAAAGACAAGGCGAGATTTAAAAAATGAATTAAACAGTATTGAAAGATTTATGCGTAAGGGTGCGGAAAAACCCATAGTTACAAAGGAGGGCATAAAAACAACCGCATACGAAAAGAAAGAAATAGAAATTAAAGTAAGGGCAATTAACTCCCGTAGAACGGCAGAACGAAAACGGGCTAATGTTTCAACGGAAAAGGGAACTATGGGAACCATTAGAGAAAACAATTTAAGACCTAAACAAGTTGATATTAACAAGGTTAAAAAATCCGATTGGGAAAAGTTCAAAGAAAGCGTTGAAAAACAAGCTCGTGACAGTTACTTTCAAGACAAATACGAACGTTACAAAGAAAACTTTATGAAAGGTTTAGAAAACGCTTTCGGCGAGAAAGGAAAGGAACTACAAGAATTAGCGGAACAAATACCCGCCGAACAGTTAACGCAAATGTATTATGACGACCCTATTTTACAAATTGATTTTATCTATGACCCGTTAGAAATGGACGTTAAAATAGAAGCAATGACAGAACATTTAACCGGGTATCTTGAAAACATGAATGTAGAATAAAGTATAATAGGGGGGTAGTAATGTTATATACAGCAGACTTTGAAACAACTACCGACCCCGCCGATTGTCGTGTATGGGCGTATGGTATCTGTGAAATTGGAAACCCTGATAATTTTCAATACGGAAACAGTATTGACGGGTTTATGGAATGGGCTAAAAAAGAAAAGAAAGTTACAACCTATTTTCATAACTTAAAGTTTGACGGTGAATTTATATTATGTTGGCTGTTTGAACACGGGTTTAAATTGGTAGTCGATAGACGGGATTTAACCGACAACACGTTTACAACACTTATAAGCGACAAAGGGCAATTTTATAGCATGGAAATATGTTTTAAACGCCGGGGAAAGGAAAGGGAATCTTTAACAATATATGATAGCTTAAAGATATTACCTTTTTCGGTTGCCGCTATTGCTAAAGGTTTTAACTTGCCTATTAGCAAACTTGAAATTGACTATCACGAAACAAGAGAAAAAGGACACGAACTAACAAGGCAAGAAATAGATTATTTAAGAAACGACGTTGATATAGTAGCAAGGGCGTTAAATACTTTGTTTGAACAGGGTTTAACCAAAATGACACAAGGAAGTAACGCCCTATACGATTATAAACAAACGGTAGGGACTAAAAATTTTAACAAGTGGTTTCCTGTTCCCGACTATGATAGCGACATAAGACAATCATATAAAGGTGGCTTTACTTATCTTAACCCTAAATTTAAAGAACTTGACTTAACGGAGGGTATTGTATTAGACGTTAATAGCCTTTATCCGTCTGTTATGTATTACCAACCGTTACCATATGGCGAAGGAATTTTCTTTAAGGGCAAATACAAGCCGGATAAGATATATAACTTATATGTTCAAATGTTTACTTGTCAGTTTGAATTAAAGCCGGGGTATATTCCAACTATACAGTTAAAGAACAATCTTTCTTTTATACCTACGCAATACCTTGAAAGTAGCGACAGGGAGGACGTAACACTTTGTTTAACTAATGTTGATTTAGAATTATTTATGGAACATTACAATGTTTACAACATAGAATATCATAGCGGTTGGAAATTTAAGTCTACAATAGGTTTGTTTAAAGACTATATAGACAAGTGGAACAAGATTAAAATGGAAAGCACATTAAATGGAAACAAAGCTATGCGAACGCTTGCTAAACTTATGCTTAACGCTTTATATGGTAAGTTCGCACTAAATCCAAACGTACAGTCTAAACTGCCGTGGTATGATAACGGCGTGATTAAGTATAAATTAGGCGAGAAAGAAACAAGAGAACCTATATACATACCCGTAGGAACGTTTATAACTGCATGGGCGAGATATAAAACAATCAGTTCGGCACAAAAGGTTTATGAACGTTTTGTATACGCTGATACAGATAGTTTGCACCTTATAGGAACTGAAATACCCGATATGTTAGAGATAGACCCGGTTAAGTTGGGGGCGTGGAAACACGAAAGCACATTTACACGGGCAAGGTTTTTAAGACAGAAAAGTTATATTGAAGAAATAGACGGCGTGTTAAATATCACGTGTGCGGGTATGCCTGATAGGTGCTATCAATATGTTACGTGGGATAATTTCCACACGGGCGAAACATACGCCGGAAAATTAGGTATGACCCACGTTAAAGGCGGTATAGTATTAAAAGACATTCCGTTTTCAATAAAGTATTGACAGATTGAAACAAATATGATAAGATAGGCGCATAAGGTTAGTTAATTAAGTTTTAACGGACTTGTCGGGCGCTACGGGGTGAAATCCGCCGATTAAGTTTATAGGGGTTGCGCCTACGTTACTACATTAACTAACCTTTATTTTAATTGGAGGAGTTAACATGAAATACGGCGGTAAGTATTGGAACATTAAACAGTATTTACCCTATCAACGTTGTTTTAACCTTATCAATAGTGAACGTTCGATAGGTAAGACATACACAACACAAGGTTATTTTTTGGAACGTGCTATATTACACGACGAAGAATTTATTTATATTGTACGCACACAAGACGAAAAAGAAAAATCTGTATTTGAAAAAACCTTTGCTAAAGTGTGCGCTAAAGAATACGGAGAATATCAATTTGATTTTACGAAAGACGAATGTAGTTTAAGGGTAGAGGACGAAAGCGGGGAACTTATAGAAAAGAAATCTTTAGGGCACTGTATAGCATTGTCAGAAGCAACAAAGGCTAAAAAGCTGAACTTTCCTAATGTTAAGTGGTTAATGTTTGATGAATACATAGTTGACGAAAAAGAAAAATCAGCCTATGTTAACGGGTGGAATGAACCCGACTTATTATTAAAAATTTATCATACCGTTGACCGTGAACGTGATTATGTTGTGTGTTTCTTACTTGCTAATAATATAACATTCTTTAACCCGTACCACATGCACAAGGCTTTTAATATTCCACACGTTGAAAAAGATAAGGTATGGTTTAACGAAAATGTCTTATTTCATTGGGTAAGTGCAAGTTTACAATTAAAACAGGAAAAGGCTAAATGTAAGTTCTTACGTATGATTGAAACAACCGACTACGGAAAGTATGCAAAGGACGGTGAATATATTAACGATAACATTAACTTTATTATGGATAGAACGCCAAACGCCCGCTATGTGTTTACTATTGAATACGAGGGCGACAAGTTCGGTATATGGCAAGATAGCAAAATAGGGCTTGTGTTTATAGATAGTAAGGTTGACCCATCTTGTGTTCTTAACTATGCGTTTACGGTAGGCGACCACAAAGAAAACACACTGTTAACAAAGTCAAGAAATAATAACTTGCTTATGTGGCTTGCTAATAGCTTTAAGCGTGGTAACGTTCGTTTTATAGATATGCGTGTTAAGGTTAAAGCGGAACAGGCGTTAAAGTTAATTTTGTAGTTGACAGATAACGTTAAATATGCTATACTTGTAGTATGAAAGGAAGTTGTAACATGGATTACAAAACAAATGTAGAATTTCTTGATTGGTTAATGTGGGATAAGGAAGTTAACGAAAGCGGCATTGTTTAAAGAGTTCAAAGAAACAAGGAGGAAAAGAAAATGAATGAAATTAAATTCGTACCGATTTACAAAGGCAAGTTTAACAAGGTTGCGAAACCGTCACTTGTTAAAAGGATTATTAAAGCGTTACATGGTTAAGTGTTAAATCAGCCCACACCCCACACGACACGCCCGGTGGTTAAAGTTAAAACGCCGCCGGGTGTGCCAGGGTAACGCCGGGTAAGCAGTGTAAAGCGAAAGAATGTTCAGGATTGCACGGTTAAGGCTCGTTGGGGAACTTAATAGG